TTGCAGGCATCAGATATTACACTCAATTCATCCGGAGATTTTGTTAATCCCGGATTTACTCAATTTCCCGGTTATGTAGCTATTTTCTCAGCAAGAGACACATTGAATCCTGCACTACAAACATTTAAATATCTGGATAAAAATTTTCAACCAAATATGGTTTTAAATTATTGTGATAATACGATTTAAAATATATTTCCGAATTATTTATAAAATATTCTTCAACCTTTTTATGTATTGGGTATGAGAAATCAAGATTTTCTAAATATTTTGGAAGGTCTTCTAAATTTCTCTCTTCCCACCATTCTAAAAGTTTGAAAATATTTGGAAAATCGGAATATCTTTTAGAATTTTCGTCACAAAATATTCTTTCATCCCCTATTAATACTTCATCAATTTTAAAAAGTGAATTTGGATAATCTCCAATCACTTTAAAACGTGGTGTCATAAGTTCTTCATTTGTCATAAAATTAATTTTTATATTTTTCTAAAGGATTTTCATCAATTATATCAAATTGATTTTGTTCAAAAATTACACCATTAACCATAAATTTTCCATCGTGTAACAGCACTCCAATAATTTTACAATTATTATAATATTCATCAATATTTTTTAATTTAACCGCTTTCCAATTTAACTTTCCTATATCGGGAAAGTCTATATCATATTTTGAATCTCTCATAAAATTAATTGTTTAAAATAAACGTTTTAAGACGTTTAAAATTTTTGGTAAGGTGATTGTATCATTTGATGTTAGAACGTTTAAAATTAATTATAAAAAGGCTTTAAAATGAACAATATAAAACTCCATCTGTAATCAGTTGTAAAATTTCTTTTAAAGATTTTTCTACAAACGATTCTTTTTCAATTAATATAAAATTTCCATTAATTAAGTGGTAAAAATCATCCCAAAAGTATGTATCAACATCACTTAAATCTTCAATTTGTTTCATTGTTATTTTCATATTTCATTATTGTTTCTTTTCAAAGCAAACTTGTAACAAGCATCTAAAACTGCATCAAACTTTGAATTTACTTTTCCACTTTTTGCAACAAGTTCAAATGGGTCTAACTGTAAATGTAACCAAATAGTACATCCTTTACCTTCTATTTGAACAGAATATCCATTAAAATTGTATTCACGTTTTAGTTTTTTTCCATCAACCTTTGGTTGCCAAGAATATCCTGTTTTATCATCAATATTTTCAATAAATTCTACAATTTCCATCAACTTTTCCCAATTCATTTCGGGATAATCAACACTTGTTAATTTATGAAATTCTTCTCTCATTGAAGGATATAAATCCACTACTGTTTGTTCTAATTCTTCCATTATATTAATTGTTTTAAATTTTCTGTCACAAATGTAAAATATTTATTTTTACTTTCCAAATGTTTTCTAAAATTTTAAAAATATTTTTTTTAAAAGCCATTTGTCAATAATCCCAAAGCCTTTCGAGCAGCACTTGATTTACCTTTTGAAGTTCCTTGTTCTTCTTCATCAACATATTGTCCCAAAATTGACATAGAACCCATTGCTGTATCTATTGAAATATTGTCTGTCATACCATCATATCCATAACGATTTTTCATCCAATGTATTCTACCCACGTTATTTTCCTTGTCTTCTTTTGTTCTCGACAAACTTAATGAAATATCAGCAATCATACCTTTGTTATAAGACCCTGCCATTTTGTCACTTTCAATCACTTTATCTTTTGCACCACTTCTATTAATTTGACTTGGTGAAATAATTGGAAAATCAAATTCTGCTCCCATGTCCCGCACTTCATTGAACATATCATCTGTTTCATCCGTTTTGTCAAAATACTTTCCACTAACTTCCGGTTTCAAAAGGTCGATGTAATCAATAATCACCATATCCGGTTTAAATCCTTCAATATGTTCCAAACTTCTCAAATGTGATTTGATGTAAGAAAGTCTTTTCTTTTTAGACTTTAATCTAAAAATTTTCAATTCACCCTGCAAACTATCTAACACTTCTTGAATATCATTTTTATGGAATGATAATTCATTCAAAGGAATTTGTGTAAACTTTGCATCAAATCTTTTTCCAATGTATTCTTCATCCAATTCTAAAGTATAATATAAAACGTTATATCCAAGTTTCACTGCATGAGAACCCAAAATAATATTTAACCAAGTTTTTCCAATACCTTGTGGAGCAAATAATAAAATTAAATCTCCACTTCTCATTCCACCATCTGTTCTTTGATTCCATTCTTCAAATGGAAATGGAATAATTTTTTTATTATCCGTTCTATAACGTTCTTCTAAATCCTTTCCATAATCATGCCCAACTTCCCTTTCTTGACCTAATTTCAAAGCATTGTCAATGATTTTTCTAATATCATCATATTGCTTATATTTCATTAAATCAGCACTTGTCAAAATGGCTTGTTCCAAAGCCTTGTCAACACAAAAGAATCTATATTCATCTCTAACATATTCACAATCAATTCTATTTAATCTATAACATGTAGTAATGTTTTCTGCAACTCTTTTACAAAATTCAATTAACTTTTCATCAGTTGCTTCTTTTTTAAGTTCTAATTTGAGCCACTCTTTATCGGGAGTTGTATTATGTTTTTGGTAATATTCCAAAATCTTTTTTACAATCCATTTTTGAGTATCGTTTTCATAATGGTCGAGATTAATTGCATCTTGAATTGTATCAAGATATTCTTTATCTGTTAATAAGAGATATAAAATTTTATCGACAAAATCTTTGCCGTATTCCTCTAATGATTCTAATGACATGTTTTAAAGTTTAATTGTTAACAACAAATTCCGAATTATTTTTATTGTTTAAAGCATCTTTTAACAAATTGGTCGATATTCCAAATGTTTCCATAACATCATCTATGAATTGCTCACCATGTTTATCACTTAATTTTTTAATCATATCATTCTTTAAAATTTTATAAAGAATTTTAAATATTAGTTTTTTCATTTTTAATTATTATATTTATTGCATCTTCATAACGATTTCTCATAGATATTTGGGCTATTCCAATAACTTCGGAATTTACATAATCTTTAAATTTACCAACACCTTTATTAATTTCCCAATCCATACAAACTTGATTCCAATCTTTCAAAACTGTCGAATGACCAGTTGGATTTTTATAAACTAATCTAATTACATTATTATGACTAAAATTTTCTATAAATTCTCCTAATTTCATAATCATATTTATTAAATTTTAAAAATTTTTCAAATTCCTTTTCCAATTCTTCTTCATCTAAAAAATCATTGTGATGAAGAATTTTTTTATTAATATTATCAAAAATTGCTATTACAAAGGCATCATCACTATGAGAAAGACTTTGAAAAAACTCAAATGCTTTTTCATACGTTTCAAAATCTTCAAAATATTCTACATAGCATCTATTAAAACTAACTATAAAATTTTCTTTCATAATATTATTTATTTAATTGTGAAAAAGTTTCTCCAATCCAATTCAAAGGATTTATTAATAATTCTTCTAAATGGTCTTCTTTAATTAATTTGTAAAAATCCATTGGGAGAAGTTTCTTATTTAATCTTAAAGCCTGTTCAATTTGTAATATGTCAATGTCTGTAAAAAATATATTTGATAAATCCATTAATTGTTTATTAATGTTTATAATGGATTTTGAATTTAAAACATTTGTATATTTTATTGAAGGTTTCTTTTCTTTTAATTTTTCTTCACAATATTGATAAATTTCTTCAATTGTTAAATTTATATTTTCTGAAAATTGTGGGAAATATTTGAGCAATGTTTTTAATTGGAATCCGTTGACATTTGGTATATTGTCTGAACTATCTCCTGTTAATATTCTATATAACAAAAAGTTTTGTGGATAAATTTCATATTTTTCAAATACTTTTTGCTCATTTAAAAATTCTTTTTTATTGGGGTTGTAAATTTTAACAAATGGATTCAATAATTGTATAAAGTCTTTATCTGTTGAACAAATTGTTATTTCATTATTCTTTTCAAATTTCTTTGTTAAATAAGCTATGATGTCATCGCCTTCATAATTGTCTATGCAAATAATTTTAACAGGGAGACATTGTAAATAATCAATAAATCTAAATAATTGAGATTCTTTAGCTTGTTTTTCCTGTTCAATGTCATCAAACATTGAAAAATTGCAAACCTGTCTTTCATGCCTATTTGCTTTGTATTGTGGATAAATGTTTTTTCTTGAATGGGAAGAATTTTCACCATCAAAAATTACAATCACTTCATTTTGAGATGTATTTTTAATAACACTTCCTAATGAATATAATGTTCCCAAAACACCTCCAACATGTTCACCTGTTTTATTTCTTGTCTGCACTGTTGAAAAACATCTTAGAAAAAGATTCATTCCATCAATTAACAAAATTTTATTTTTTGAATTTTCTTCTTCTTTGGAAGTTTTTAATTTAGAAAGAAGATTTTTTAAAGATTCTTTTGACATAATTCTTTATTAAAGTTTAATGATATTAAAACCACTATCAATTTTTACTTTATCAATTTTTTCAACGATTTGACCATCTTTTGAATCTAACCAATAATAAGTTATTTTAAAACCCGAAACACCTGTTTCAACAATATCAATTATTGAAATACATCTAATTTGAACATTATGTTTAATAAATTGTAATACAAAACTTTCTAAAATTCTTGGATTCATATTCTTAATTATTTTAATGTTAAAGAGGAACTTTTTAAATTCCTCTTTTAAATTTATTCAACTATTTTAAAAAAACCATCAACTATTCCAACATTAATTTTATTTGTTCTTAAAATTGGATTTCCAAAACTATCGGAAACATATGTAGAATATTCACATTTAAATATTTCTCCAACCTTTTCAATCTTAAATGATTGGCAAATTGGAAATATTTCTTTTAAATAATTTTCAACTTTTTCTATCATCTGTTAAAATATTTAAAAAGTTTATTGCTGCTTTATTTGCTAAGAAATGTTCTAATTCTTTTGGAACTTGCTCTAATCCATGCTCTTCCAACCACCATCTTTTAGTATCTAAAATAGACATTGCAATATTTGCTTGCCAAGAGTAGTAATATTCTTCATCATTTTTCAAAGCATCAAAAACTATTTTACAAGCATCTATTAAAGAAACATTTGGACGATGATTTTTAACAACAGTTCTATATTTTGGCATTTTTTCATAATCGTTAACAAAATATCTAACTATTAAACCATCTCTACCAATATCAAAAGAATGAAATTTATAAATTTTACAATTATCAACTTCTTCTAAATATTTTTTAATTTCCGAAATTGTTAAATCATTTTCTTCCAAATAATTTAAAATTTTTAAATCTGCTTCTAAATAAATTTTTAAATCTGCTGATTCGTATCTCGATAAAGAAATAACAGTGGGTCTATCAGAATTATTTGATAAATATTCTAAATCATACCAAAAATCAACATATTCAACATGTCTATTAGAAGTATTTTGTAAACTTACACTAATAACTTTGGAAACACCTCTTTTATCAATTGTATTTAAAAACTTGATTATATTTTGTTCTTTTTCCATTCTTCAAAACGTTTTAAATCTTCTTCAAAATCAATTTTACTCATATATGTTGTACATCTATATTCAAACCCTTCATCGACAAAATCTACTTGAATAATATGTGGTGATGGTGATTGATAACAATCTAAAACATGTCTAATATTATTAATTTTTCTATAAATGGTTAAATACTGTTTAACCAAGTCTTTATCATATATTAAGGGTTTCATGTTTTATTCTGTTACAAGTTCTTCTTCCTTATTATCATCAATCACTTCAAAATCTGTTCCACCAAGAATGTTCAACCATTTATCACCATGCTCTTTTTTGTAATTATTGATAGCATTTGGTATATCCTTTATGAATCCATGTGGTGTTGCAATAATACTTCCGTTTGTTGTAATACCGTCAATGTGATTTTTATTTAGCTGAACTTTTGTTCTTTTGGCAAATTCTACTGTTTTTCCACCCCTTGTTGCGGTGATTTTTGAAGTTCCACTTGTTGAAACACCTCCGAATTGAATTTGATAAACGCAATCGAAAAACATTTTTTCACCTGCCGAATTTTTCAATGTTGGCATCGCTCCATATGTCATCGGTTTCTGCACCCATACCTTATTAACAAGTACAAAAGTATTTGTATAAGGGTATCCATCTTTTCTTGATAACATAATCTTTTGATTAATATTACTTCCAAATTGTGTTGACATAGCCCCTGCGTTCCATTCATTATTATTCTTATTACTATCAATTGACTGTTGAGAAGGAATACTACCAACACTATCCCAAAGAAAACATAAATCTTTTGGAAGTTTTCCTGCCTTTTGGTCGGACATTAATTGATTCATAAATGCTGCAACATCTTCAATGCTGTTCAAACTACTCCTATCAACATAAATGAAATCACCTCCATAAAGAATTTCTCCCGTTTCTTCATCAACTTCTTCTGTAACTTGCATACCCATTTGAATAGCATGTTCCCAAGACCATTTCATTTCTGTTATAATAATTACGGGGAGAATACCTTGTCTTTGACAACCTTTAATAGTTTCTAAAAGGGCTGTTGTTTTACCTGTGTCGGAATGACCTCTTAGAATTGTTATCTGTCCCGTTGGAATACCTTCAATTCCCAATGCTTCTTGTAAGGCTTCCGAAATTTTTATAAATTCTTGCTTTTTAAATTTTGTATTTGAAATTAGATTTTTAGACTTTTTAAAGGCTGTTAAATCAAAATTTCCTTTATCTGTTGTAGTAACTGTGACAGCGTTTGAAATCTTGTCACTCAATTTTGTTTTAGCCATGTTAAATTGGATTTATTTGAAAAATTTGGGAGAATGTTTTAAATTCTCCCATTAAAATGTTTATTCTTGCAAAGAATATTATTCCTTTTCTTCAAACATTTTATCAAAATCTTCCAACTCTTCATCCACACTTTTCACTAATTTTGGAGCAGATTTACCTTTTGAAATAGTTTCTTTTACAACCGTTTCCTTCGGTGCTTCTACTTTAGGAGCAGATGTTTCTTCTGCTTTTTCTTCCTCCTGTTCTTCTTGCTCTTCGTATTCTCCCAACAATTTTTGAACTTTCTTTTCAAAAAGTTTTTCTAATTCTTCAACGGTTTTCTTAGCATAATAAGAATATACATCGGGGATTTTTGAAGTCCATTCTTCGATTTGGTCATCCGTTCCTAATTGTGTAGCCTTAACTTTTGGTACAACACTTACAATTTCAGGATAAAAAGTTGGTTTTTTAGCATTTGGAACAGGGCTTTCGACACATGTCACACGTAAATCTCTACCTTCTTGTTCATCTGTTACATCACCATACTCTTCAACGGATTCTGTTGAAAATAAATTCAACACCATGTCTTCTTTTTTATATGGAACTTGCCACATTTGAACACCTTTAGCTTCTTCACCTCTAACAATTACAGGGAAAAAATAATTTTGTTTTGTTTTAAATTGGCTTGCTAAGGCTTTTTCTTCCGAATCACCATTTCTCAATTCTTTACAAGCATTTTGGATTGGGTCTGTATAACCTCCAAAACTATTTGGTGAAAGAATTGGATAAGATTCCAAAACTCCAAAATCATAATATCTTACCAAATAATATGGAAGGTCTTGGGTTGTTGGATAAATAAGTCTTACCAAATTTTCCCCTAATTTTGGTTTCCATGCAATTTCTGTGATTTTGGGACGGTCTGTTGGAGTTGTACCTTTACCTTTTGCCGCTGCGAGGGCTGCTTGAATTTTTTCTAAACGACTTGACATACTTTTAAATTTAAACTGTTAAAAATTGATAAAATATAAATAAAATTTTTGATTATACTGTGTGAATTACATTATTGATTTTTGTTTTCAAAATTTTGAAAGCACCTCTTTCGGTAAGCAAAATTGAATTTTGAAATAATTTCCAATCAACGTTGTAATATCTTTCTTTTGTTTTTGTTGAAATATAATTGTTTAAGGCATTGATTGTATAAAGAGTGTTTGTTTCTTTTTTACGATGAACACTAATTGTTTGAGGTAAAATTGTTGTTGTAGAAACATTGTTAAAATCTACATTGTAAGTTACAATCATTTCATTTGTATCAGGAGATTCTAAAACAAAAATCTTATTGTAAAGAATTTCATACTTTGTTTTAACATTTTCTAAAGTGCTATCTAAAGTTTCCTTTGTAGAAAATGTGCATAATAATTTGTTGTTTTTTCCTACATTTGAGGAATTTTCATAATCGTATTGATTCATCTGCTTTATAAATATATTATAGTGGAAATTTGTTCTTTAGAAATTCTATCATGTACAATGTGTCTATCACCACATTTTGAGCATATACAAACATTTCTATTTTTATATTCTTCTAATTTATCTTCTCTCAAAACATATCCAAATAACGTTTGTGTACAATATTTATCACCACATTTTGGACAATAAGAATGTAATCTTGAATATTCTTCTCTAAAATCTTCACAAATATCTCTTTTAATTGTTAAATCTTTTTTCATAATATTTCTTTCATTTCATTAAAATTCTTTCCATAAGAAATTGAAATTTTGTAACTATCTTCTGTTTCAATTATCTTTTTCAAATCTTTTAAAATTTCTTTTCCATCATCTTTATTCCAATCTATTAAAAAACTGTCAAATTGATATAAAATTAACTTTGTCAATTTATCATCAAGAAAGCCTTGTATATTTAACAACGTTTTTACGTTCAATTCAGTTTCACAAATTCGAAAAAATATTGAAAAAATATTCTTTGTTGTAAATGTTTCGTGAAAATAAATTTCTTTTGTAAAAGGTGATTTAATAAATCCATTATTTTCAAAAAATTCTAACAAATATTTTTTAAAACTTAACACTTTCTTTAATAAAATGCTTTCATAATTTGTTTCAAGAATTTCAGAAAACATTATTTGAAAAAATTCATTCTTAATTTCTTCATGTTGAACATCATTCAATGTTTCAAATTCTGTTTTATGAATTTCGTTATAAAGTTGTGTATAAACATCATTATATTGTAATTCATATTTTAAAAGTTTACAAAGAATTGATAAATGAAATCCTTTATAATCATATTCAAATAAATAACCATTGGTTGGAATAATTAGTTCCCTACTATTATTATTTTTTGAAAGATTTAATAAATTTATTGAACCCTTTGACATTGTTGGTCTTAGAGAAGGGTTATATAAATTATACGTTGTATAATAGCCTTTTTCTTCGATATAAGACGTTTTAATTTGTTTTTGATATGATTGCTCCAAAATTGTTTTTGAAACGTTTATAAATGTATTTTCTAATGTAGAAAAGGCTTTTATGTAAGAGTTTCTGAATATACTTTGGCTCAATTCTTCTGTTTTTATTTCAGACTTTAATTTTTCAAATTTTTCTTGAAAATATTCAATATGTTTTACAATAGGAATGTATTGATTTAAAGATTTTGACAAATGATATTTTGAAGGAACGTTTAATAAATTCATTTCCTCAAATTCATAATTCGTTCCGTTTGTAATTCGCAAATCAAAAACATTGTCATTTTCTAAAAAATGTTGTAAAGACTTTTTGTCAAAAACAACAATCTTTTCAAAATCATTTAACAATAATTCATTAATTTCCAAAATTTCATTTTTAGGAAGTTCATTGTGAGAAATGTTTATGTAAGCAAATTCATTAGAATTTATGTCTTGAACAAAATATCCCAAAATTTCATTTTTTATAAAATGATAGGAAGGATTTGCCCAAAGTGGCTCTAAATAGATTTCTTTTGAAAAATTTTGTAAATTGATGTTATTAAAGAACATAAAATTGATTTAATAATTCTAAAAACCATGTCTAATAGTTCTACTCCACAAAGAAATAAAAATATGAACATTATTATAACAACCCAAATGAAAAGTAGTTCCATAAAATTTATTTTAAAATCATTTTATTAATATCATCTAAATAACTTTCATAAATACTCATAAAATCTTCACGAACATCAACAACATTATTAGAAGTATTTCCCATATCAAAATCTCTTGAATAAAAATAATCTAACATGTCATACAAATCTTCTAACGATATTTTTAAAATTACATCTTCCATAATATTATTTTTTATTATTTTCTCTTTCTTTTAAAATTTTTAATTGGGCTTCACATGGTTTGAAACAATATTTTGTTCGTCTAATTCTTTTCTCAATTTGATAAAGGCATTGACAAAATGGAGGTCTTTCTTTCATAATTCATTAAGATTTTTTAAAATATATTTTCTAAGTTCATTTATATTAGAAATTTCATCTAAAAGTTCTTCGTATGTAAACATTGATGAAATATATTCTTTAAAAGTTTGTGTTTTAGACATAAATTCTTTATTCTTATTATATTGATTGGATAAATATAATAATTTAGACATGAATAATGAACTATGTGTTTGTTTTTTGAAAGCATCTTCTAAAGTGTAGCCATTAAAATTAACTATTTTATGACCTTTATAAGTCCAATTATCATCATTAATAACCATTTCCCAACCATGTTCAAGTAGGAAATTTATTTTTTCTTCTTTTGTCATAATATTTATTCATTTTCTTTAAATAAATTTTCAAATGCTTTTTGAGGATTTTTATCATATTTTCTCATTAAAGCATATTTCGTTAAATTTCCAAATTCTTCAAACTTTGGATTCTCAACCTTAATATAATTAATTTTTTCATTGATGTTTAAACTTTTCCACCAAATAAATACTTCGTCTTCAATTTCCATACTTATTTAATTAAAAGTTTTAAATTATTTTTTAATTGAACATAATCAAATGTAGAAGTGTTCCCATATCTATTTTTAAAAAACTTCATTTGACCATCAACATAAATAAAAATTACTAAATCATACTTTTGTGTATAATCCATTACAAGTGACATATTTGAAAAATGTTGAATACCTATTTGCTCAATAGGAAATTTTTCAAATAATTGCATTAAATCATTTCTTCTAAAAACCATGTCTAATAGTTCTACTCCACAAAGAAATAAAAATATGAACATTATTATAACAACCCAAAT